CACTCCTCGCCAAACTCTGGGTGCTCATGGGAATCCATGACAAAGATACGGGTAATGCCCCTGGGTATCTGTGCGCCAGGGTACCAGTCCTGCCCTACCTCACGCTTCCTATGGAACAGATTACCCAGCCCATTCACCGAGGAGATGTCTATGGGCACCTTGGTGGTCTCGGACAGGGAGGCTTCAATCAGTTCAGGGCGCTGATAGTGTGCGCTCTCGTCCTTGAAGAACAAACGTGTACGACCACCACGGCCGATCTTATCACCAACCTCACCCACAATAGAGGAACCAGTAGCCCGGTTATAGCACACGTACTGCTTGATGTCACTGTCGGTTAGGCCCTGTGGCTTAAATATCTCAGGCAGGCGATCAATCAATCCTCGTATCTTGAAGAATATACTCTTAGGGTTGCCAATCTGATCCACCGAGTCCGCATCCTGGGATCCCCAACCTATAGCAACACCAGGGTAGAACAGCCATAGCCAGACACTGATACAGACACACACCCATGTGGCCCCCATGGTGCGGCACTTCTCGACCAGGCCTGGCTGGTCCGTCTCCAGGCAGTCCTGCACGAAGTGTACAAGCTCCTCCTGGCGCTTAAAGAGTATAAACGGCATCCACACGGGCTTGGTGGTGCCAGCGTTACGGGGATCATGCGTATCGCACCAGTGGTTAATAAACGACACACAGTCCTGCGCGTAGTAGGCCTTGGCCGCAGGTATCAGATGTGGATTAGTCTCCAGCGTAGCCAGCTGCCCCCTACGCCACAGCAACGCATCATCGTAGTTGGGAGGCCACTCATGGTTAGCCAGGGTACGGGGTGCACGTAAGGCCGAGTTCCGGGCCGAGCGCTGTAGCCGTTCAATACGGACAGCCGCAATCGCATCAGATACATCAACTGGCGCAGGCAGCATCAGCGCTCTACGGTTCTAGTATTGGACCGACAGTTGGCAGAGTACCAGGCCGTAGCCTGTCGCTTGAATACCTTCTGGGAAGGGGTCAGGGATACATTCGCGTATTGTACAGCCAGCTGCTCGAGTTGGGTACAACGTGAATCACGGGCCTGGGCTGGTAGCGACTGTAAGAATAGCAACAACATCACCAGGATGAGGATGATTATCCAGGTCAGGTAGCCCACTTCCGCCAGGTATCTTAATACGTCAAACTTTGCCATATCAGTGCCTGGTTCCATCCTTGGGATCAGGGCTCTCGAGCAGGGCAGCATAGGAATTAGCATCAGCCTCCAGTACCGGGGTGCCTGCAGTCAGTAGTCCAGCAGCCACCTGGGAGTAGAGGGATTCGAGCAAGGCCAGCTGCTCCTCTGTTGCACCCTTCAGCACAGCAGTGGGTAGGGCCATGATCTTTATAGGTCCATCAGCAGGACCAGTCAGCTGGGTAGGCATGCACTTCTCAATCAAGCGCACCATGAGGCCAGTGTCCTCACCAGCAATCTTCAGGAAGTATCCTACAGCACCCATGTAGCCCTTGCCATCCTTCCCAAAGATATGGATGGCTTCCTCAATGGCAGCACGTAATCCAGCACTCCACCTATTCGGAGTACCCTTCTTGCGACCACCACGCTTCTTGTGGTTCTTTCTGTACTGCCCAGCATGCGTCTTTGTACGAGGCTTCCAGGGTTTGGTGATTCTTCTCGCAACCATGTTGGTTCTGTTACTCTCAATTCTTCACTAGGATGGTGGCATATATAACGAATAATAACAGGGTCGTATAGCCACAATATCAGTTTAATTTAGACATAAAAACAATTAGACAAAAAATCAAAGAATGCTAAAATCACGACCAGCAATTTTGCCTAGAGCGCGGCACGCATCATCTAGTTCTTTCTCGGTGTATCCAAGCCGATTAAGCGCACGCATAGCAGTCTCATGATAGCTCTTGCTTTCCAGGGTTTCGATGTAGTCAATCAAGGCATCAGCCTGTTCACTAGTTAGCATCTAACTCTCCACAGTCCACGTCTTCACAACCTGGGCAGGCTGGGGCTTGATGATCTCACCCTTGATAATCAGGGTACCGACCGTATACTCGATACCACGCCTATCAATACTATCCAGGAACACCTTGTCTACCTGATCGGCATAGTTCTCATTCAGGTAGGCTGGAAGGCGGTGTTCCTCGATGACATCCAGGCTGACCTCACCATCCTCAGAGAAGTCAAATACAAACACCTGTGGGCCACGAGACATTTCAATCCTCCTCGTCAATTTCCTCACCAGATATGACCGAGCCGTCCGTGCGATTTGCTCGTCCGTCATGCAGGAGATACCAAATTCGCTCTCGGCCAACTGCTTCTCGGTAATGAGACAGCGCTCGCAGACGTGAGTCAGCGGCGAAAATTGGTGTCTCGGCGGTTCACTCATCGGCATGACTCCTACGCATGATATCCTTGCCGCTACAGTACTCCGCTGCCAATTGTAGCAGCCGGTTTATCACCCGCTGGTCCCGGGGCTCAAACCTGGTGGCCGCCGCGCGCAGGAACAGATCAATATCCTGCTTCAGGTGACTCATCTCCATCAGTTCTTCCTTAGTCATTATCATCACTCCCTGTTAGAGTACGCTGGTGGTTATTGGGTTGCTAATTTGTAGTGGCACGCTAACTGGTCCTGGGTTACTATGCTTTAACGGCACGCTGACTTGTCTTGGATTTGGTTAATGGCATGTTGGCACGCTTCCTTTCATTGGGTTTCCAATACGTGATGGCGCGCTAGACTTCTCTTGGATTACTGCTTGGAGTTGGCGCGCTGATTTGATCTGGGTTGCTCTTACGCGATGGCACACTTGCCTTCTTTGGGTTGCTGTTGGCCGTTGGTACGCTAGTGAGTTCCGGGCTGCTTCTCCTCAACGACACACTACAAGCCTTTGGGTTATTGGGAGGGTATGGCACACTACGCGGTGTTGGGCTTCTCCTAGCTTTTGGCACACTGATAGTCCTCGGATTGCTAGCTTAGAGTTGGCACACTCGACGATATTGGTTTCCTGCCTTTCAGTGGCACGCTGTACAACGTTGGGTTACTGGGCGGGTCTGGCACACTGGATTCTTGTGGATTGAACATCTTCGGCTTCGGCGCGCTGACTTGTCCTGGATTACTAGAGTTGCCTCTGACACACTGACCTGTCCCGGGTTACTTCTTCAAGAAGGCACGCTCCTTCATAGTGGGCTACTGTCACATACTGGCCCGCTAGCTTGGTCTGGGCTGCTTGAGGCGACTTGACACGCTCTTTTGTCCTGGGTTGCTGGTTACCAATAGCACGCTACGGCTCTTTGTACTCCATTCGATGCATTGGCGCGCTGTCCCTAATGGATTACTTGGCTTGTGTGGCTCACTAAACCTCCATGGGTTACTCGCGCTGGTGTGGCACACTAGTTGCTTTGGGTTTCCTGAGGTTTTGTGGCACGCTTACCCCTCAATGGGTTGCTTACACGGATTGGCTCGGGCCGCTATGACCTCCGCTTCGTACCGAATAAGTAATCCACCCACGAGCGCCCGAGCTCCGGACTGACAGCATCGGCGGGGATCACTGCGACCGAATCGTGGTCTGGTGATACGACTACGACAGGGTGCTTAGGCACCGCGATTTGCAGCACGGTATCAGCCGGTAGCCTGACCTTCTTCATCTTGGTCTTGGTCTTGATCCGGGTCTTGACCTTGCGCTTGCTAGCAGTCTTACGCTTCTTCTTTGCCATGATCAGTCTCCTTTGGTTAGCACACTGTTAGTGTTTGGGTTACTCAGATTATCTGGCACACTGGCGATCAACGGGTTACTATCATAGTGCGGCACACTGTTCCACGTTGGGCTTCTATTACGGCCTGGCACACTTTACCCCTTTGGGCTTATAAATCATACAGGGCTCGCTATCGAACAAGGGGTTTCTGTTATCCATCGGCTCGCTGGCTACGAGTGGAGGTCTCTCGAACCCTGGCACACTAGGCACTTTTGGGTTGCTTTCCAAAACCTGGCACACTAGTTCATTTTGGGTTTGCTCATGGCAGATGGCTCGCTGTCAACCTTAGGGTTGCTGGGAATTGACGGCACACTACTCGCATCCGGGCTACTTACGCTGCATGGCACGCATCGGCGGCTTGGAGTTCTCACCGGCAGTTGGCACACTGTCACGTTATGGGTTCCTCGCAATCTGATGGCACACTACCGGGCCTTTGGGTTGCTTCATTGCCGTGGCACGCTATGAGGATTTGGGTTACTGCCTAATTTTGGCCCACTATAGTCCCACGGGATACTGGGAGGTCTTGGCACGCTGAACTTCCATGGGCTACTACTAGGGGGTGGTGGCACGCTGGGCTTTCTCGGGTTACTAACCTTAATAGCACGCTTACGCATTTTGGTTTACTGAGTCCCTATAGCACGCTGCCGGTTCCTGGCTAGTTAGCTTTGTTACCTCGGCACGCTGATCTCTTCTGGATTTGCTGGCTGATCAAAGGCGCGCTCACCTGTTTTGGGTTACTGAGTTCTTGTGGCACTATTCTCCACCTTCTCCTGGGTCCACCACCATCAATACGATGGCCGCCGCGAGCACCAGCACTAGATATGCCGCCAGGTCAGGCCCTGTCATCCGATTGGGTTGCTCGCAACTTGGCCGCTATGATCCTGGCCGCTGTGGACTCCGCCTGGTACTTGTTTATCAACGGCTGGGGGGCCTTGATCTTACGCATTTGAACGGCTAGCCCCTCATCGGTAGCGGCCTCCTGCTCCAGGTAGGCCGCGAACCGATCCCGTTCCTCCGCCGTCAGCCGTAAACCCACAGCAGTTCTCCGATTATGTAGATGATCGTCACCACCAACACTAGCGCAACCAGGCCATAGGTCATAACACTGTCATTCACGACCGTACACCTTAAATACGCCATTGGGCCAGAGCACGTAGACGACCTTGCCCACCCTCTTAGCATAACGCACAGTCGCCCAAGTACCCGACCGAAGCTTTTCCTTAAAGCCAGCGGGGGCTGCTATCAAGTAATCAACAGCATCCACTATGTCGTGGTTACGCTCCAAGTAGGGTTTTGGGGGCAGTACACGCTTGGCCTGCTTATAGGCACGGGCGCGGGGGTTATCAGGCGGGTGGATCACTGGCTTTAGACGTAAGGCCGTACAGATATCATGCGCCTCTGCGTCCGCCCCAATACAATCACCGTGATGTAATTCAGTCCCAACGGAATAGTCATTCAGGCACACACGCAGAGCGTCCAACTGCGCAGCAGTCATTCCGCGCTTGGTACCTGTAAAACCTATCCTATACACGGGGCGATCCATCGGCCTGTCGCGTAATAGCAACATTGGCCCACATCGCAGTCGTACGATGGTTCCTAACCACCCAGGTCTTATCGGGGCCGTCCGGGAGCTCCTTCTCCAACACCTCACTAAATACCTTAGCAGCTTCCCGTACGCGCTGCATGCGCTCCACCTGCTCAGGGGTCGGTTGAAGATAATCGTAGGCTGACGTATGCATGGTTTATCTCCCTTTTCCACGCCTATACATACAAAGCTAGGCCGCCGATGCAGCCTCCAGATCATTACCGCCAATCAATATTGTGGCCTTACGTCCAAGGTAATCCAACAACACTCGTTCCCGATCCTTAGGACCAGTACCATCATAGATACCGACAAACCCTGTCAGGTGACCATTCACTACTCGCACAGTCTCACCCACGCGGAACCGGCTGTCCTCTCCATTGTACTTGGGAAGGTTAACAAAGCCATCCGACCCCTCTAGCAGGTGTAGCCGCTCAATCTCTGCATCGGGCATGATAGCGGGTAGGCCGCCCTGTAGTACAACAGTCAATACCCCAAAGGTGCCTAGCAGGAACCGCCAGCGCCCCTCGTTCTTCACAAATATGTAGCCCGGGAACAGGCTACTGACCTTCTTCTCGGCAACAGCCTTTGCCCGGGCTTTCTTACGCACAGCGATCCGTGGGTAGTAGAACGTACCCCCCTGATTAGCAATATTCTCGCAGGCCCAGGCCTCCCGCTGACTATGTGTCCGAACAACCAGCCAGCCACGCACCTCTAGAAGCATGCAGATGGTCCTCACCAGGGATAAAATCCCCAAATCCTTAAACCCGGTAAGGATGGAAGTCAACGACCGATAGCAGAATCATTACGTCAGGGTCAGCAACGGTCCCCGGATGACTAGTAAGTCACCATTGTGTACAGCGATGGGCTTACCATAATCCCTAGTAATATCAAACCGTAGCAGAAGGCGCTTACCCAGCACCGTTACGTCTAATATCGCATAGGAGACGTCGTAAATCTCCTCTGTAGTGTTCTCCCACCTAACATCGGCTGCCAGGTCGGTAAGTGGTATAGACACAATCTCCCGGTCGAGCGTGTCGTCGTAGAGATAGAGCCTAGCCAAGTTCGGATCAGGCAAAGCCGGTGGCTCTAGTGCAGCAATAGCTGGACTAGCAGCAGCAACCCCTGCCGTCACTCCCCCCACCAGCACCGCACGCCGATTAATCTCTACCATGGGCTTCCCTTTCTACCCGCTTGGGCGTATATCGCTCAACCTCATATCTCAGGGCTGCGGTAGCCTGCTGGTAATAGGCTAACTCCGTCCGCAGCCGCACAATCTCGGCCATCAGATCGTCATACAGCGCCGCCTTGGCGCAGCACTCGCGCTCTATGATATCAGTCATGGGCTAAAGTCCTTGGTCCATCCAACGTGTGCTGGCTCGATAGGCCCACATTTGCTGCACCGTATCTTAGGGAACCTACACATCCCCGACCAATTTTCTTTCCACGTCATTGTCTCGGGGAATTTTAGGAAGCGGGCACACTGGGGGCACAGCCGCTCGAATGCCGGGCCATCCTCTCCATAGCAAATAAGCGGCGCTTCGCGGCCCATCGCTCATGTCCCGCGAGTGCTGAGTTCTACGGCGGCTTCCCGTAGGAGCACTAAAAGTTCAGCGAGGTCCGGGGTGACGTGCGAGCCAATCTCGACGCACACCCGTTCGCCAGCAGCCCACTCACGTTCCGAGTAGTATCGGACGTGAGTGAACTCGCTGGTCCCGTCACGGTAGTTATGCGGCTGCTTCTCAATTACCCACGGCTCCGGGTACTTCGCAATCAACTCGCGGATACGGGCCGCTCTGGCTTCTGGGGTCATCTCACTAATCTCCATCGTCATCGCTCATGTCCTACGATTGCTCAATCTCTCCACCAAATCAAACGGTGGGCCTTGCACTCCGTATCTCGCCCCACAGACATCGCAACTCTCGCACCAATCATGACCGCCGTCCTCATAGAACCAAATGCCCACCGCTTTGCAGTTTCGGCATCGTGGCTTTCTTGAAAAGAAACCAAGTAGCTTTTTTATCAAACTCATCGCTCGCCTACCACGAGATAGTAGAGACGCCGGAAGCTCGCAGCCGCTCTAGCCCTCGGATCAACGCCTGCATCTTGCGAGCGTGGCTATGGAGGTACTTGTCAGGGTTCTTGACCTGTACGTCGGGAAAGCTCCAGTCGATCGAGCGACGATCCGCCCGCATACGCTTGCGGAAGGTGGAGTCCTTACCGATGGTTATTAAACCCTTAAACGGTCCTGAGCGCATCACACCTTTGCCGTACTGTTGATAAAAAACAAGGGCTGGCTCCCCCAATCCCAAGTAATGTCAGCCCCCGCTATTACTGATGTGCTGTAGTGACAAGACCAGGCTACAATCGGGCCATCGGCTAGTGGCATCCCGTAGATGATCACGGCCTGCTTCGTCACCACCACAGTCTCCTCCGACTCATTGACCCACCGTACCCAGGGCTTTTTGAGGCTAGCAATCGGTAGCTCAGCAATTATACGATCACCACTCCATAACACGAGGTCGGCGTTTACAACGTAAAGCGACTCGAAGGTATCAGGTGTACTTGCGTCGTACAGGTTCAAATTGATGCTCGATGTCCGCCCACGCTTTGACAACGACTTGGCGGATCTGTTCCGCGCGCTTGGCGTACTCGGCATTGGGGAGGCCTTCCATTTCCTGGATGAACTTAACCACAGCGCTATCAGGCCTAGCATCACCGCCATCTCCCTTACGTTTTAGCTTTTCACCAGCACGCTCCGCCTTGCTACGCTTAGCAATACCGATGCGGTCACCCAAACCTTGCTCTACCAGGAACTCTACGGACGCCTGGATATCGTCAATGCCGTAGCCGAACCTAACCGGGAACATGCACTTGCGAAAGGGCACGCTGACCTTATTTTTCCGACAGTGGGCAAGCACCCGAATACCGGTGGCGCGCTTCTCCCCACGGATGGTCTGCGTCAGCGTCTTTATGTGCGACAACCACACAATATGCGTGGCGTAGAAGTCCAGGGACTTGCCCCCGGAGCGGCGCTGCTTCTCACCGATGACGTAGCCTATCTTGTCCCGCACCTGGGACACGATGATAAGGCACAGGTTACCTCGCTTAAAGTCACCAATCATCTGCTCGAATAGCTGCCCCAATATCTTTTGCTTCTCCAACGCGTAGGAGCCCTCCCCCGGGTCCCGGGCCAGCGCCGCCTTGGAGGTCAGCGCGTCCAGGGAGTCAATTATGTAGAGGCCTTCGGCATCGTTAGCGGCATGCCACTTACAAACCTTGCGTAGGTCTATAAAGACATCCTCGATGGTACGCCAATGCGTGTCAATGCCCTCCGGACCAAAGTCCACCCGATCCTCTGGCAGGCCCAGCCGTCCTGCGTAGGGAATGTCAAAGGCGGACTCGGCCTCCCGGTAGTAGATCCGTCCCTTGGGATAGGCCCGGGCAAAGTTAGCACAGGCCTCTATAGCCACCAGGGTCTTGCCAGTGGACTTATCACCGACGACGTTAGCTACCCGTTGCAGCACCCAACCCCCACCGAGTATACAATCTAGCAATGTACACCCGGTGGGGATAAACTGCTTGGGCTTACGTTCATCCGGGAAGTAATCACCCCCCACCCGGAGCGGTATGCGGCGCGCAACCATTATAGGTTTTATTCCCTACGCAACCGGCCTAAGGCCCGCTGGGCCTGACGGCTAGGGGTTTCCTCGGCGTCAGCGGCCCGCACTGGCCGCCTCACTGTCTTGCCACCCCTAGCCTCCGCCCGCCTACCCCGGGGGGCGTCTTCCTCGCCCTCATCGTCCTCACGGCCCTTACCGTTGGTGGAAGCCTCGTCCTCCTCGTCGTCGTCCCTAGTACGACGGGCCTTAACGGTGCGGTCGCGGCGACCGGCCTCTTCCTCATCGTCATCCACCGGGGCAGCACGCCGTCGGCGAGGAGTGGGCTTCTCGGCCTCTTCCTCCTCGCCGGTCCCCTCGGTCGCGGCGTCATCATCGGCGTCCTCCTCCCGACGCCTAGCAGACCGGGGCTTATCCACATCAAAAGGGAGCTCCTCCTCATCGGGCTCCTTGCCCGTGCGCCGCCGCCGCGTGGGAGCAACCTCTTCCTCCTCACTAGCAGCAGAGCGAGGGCCAACTCTATGAAAGCGTGGATTGGGAGCTTCAGGTTCGTCCTTGGCCCGACGACGCTTCGAAGACGCAACCTCCTCGTCCTCAGCCTCTTCAGACCGGGCACGGCGGGAGCGGGCATCCTCCTCCTCATCCTCAGCATCCGGGCGAGCACGCCGCCGCTTCGTGGGGGCAACCTCTTCTTCCTCCTCGGTCTCGGTCTTGCGACGGTTCTCCGTCTTGCCTAGCAGGACCTTCTCGATATGCTCGTACTCGTAGAACTGGAGGATGGACGGCAGGGGGTTCTCCTCAATGTACTCCAGCCATTGGTTCTGCTTCTTCTCGCTCTTCTCGTTGATAGCCGATGCCTCCCGTGAGACCTCCAGCGCCGTGTACTGTGTCCGCAGGTCCCGGCCCTCGCGGTTGAACATGATATCGTAACCGTCCTCGGGGTGATCGATCTTGATAACGCCCCCGAGCTTCTTGTCCTGTGCCCGATTGTTGACATCGCGGAACATACGCAGGGGCATGGCCCACCACTGCGGACCGATCTGTTCGTTGTCGCGGTCGATGAGCCAGATCAGCCCTCGCCACTTGGGGGAGGCCTCCGCCCACTCATCATCGGTCATCTCGGCGCGCGCATCACACACCGGACAGGCCTTCTTCAACATCATCTTGGAGCAGAGATAGGCGCCACCATCCGCGCCCACCCTATAGTGCAGGAAAATGGGGATCTCCCAATTGTTCCCGTACTTATCCAGGTCGTCCCAGGTGGCCGGTAGGATACGGATCTGGTTCTCACCCTCGCGGGGCTTGAACATTGTAAAGTCCGGCAGCACGTAGCTGTCGTAGCCCCCACCCGACTGCTTCGCGCGCTTCATAACTGTTTCGACAGTGCGGCTGTTTCCACGGTACTTAAAAGCCATTTTACTTCTCTCCTTCTTTCGACTCTCTCTTGAACTGGCGCATATACTCGTACTTCGTCCTAAAGTAGGCGAACGAAGCGCTCCTTACAACAGCATACGCGAAGACCACTAGCATCAACCCCAGCAAAAACAAACGAGCAACCTCAGTCAGTTCCATCGTTGTCACCTTCCAAGCGTAGCCGCCGCCGTTCCTCCCCCTCCATCAAGGAGCGTGAGCGCGCAATTATCTCATCGCGCGCCCCACCCATCGAACCGCGTGCTGATATACGTGATAGATGCGTACTAACTAATTCCTTAAGCATATAGGACCGTTGCTCGTAGGACTCCTTAAGTACACCCCAACGTGCCGCTAATGTCTTAAACTCCAGGTATTCCTGCCCCAGGCGCTTGACCTCCGGGGCCTGCTTTATGGCCCGCTTTATCTCAGGCTCGGTGATCTTCTCCGCATGCTTGGCAGCTTGCGTACGCAGCCGATCATCCTCAGCGGCCTCAGCCTCCTCCAGCATGAGCTTAGTCGCATCACGGGAGGCGTTGGCCAGCACCTGGCCCTCCGACACCTGATAGAACAACTCCGGCTGCTCCTGTAGGCACAGGTCCAGGTCATCCCGATCTATGGCTAGCTTCCGACGGTAACGCTCCAACGCATTCCGATCATAGGCCTGGGCCTGGCCCGCCTTGGCCTGAAGCTGGACGGGTTCGGTAGACATACGTGGCTTAGGCATGCTACTCTCCTCCTAGGCATATTTTACCGCAGGCCATCACCAATGGGCTTACACCATCGGAGGAATGGAAGGGCTGCGAGAAGACATCTAGTATCTCCAGAGCCCCACCAGCCGCCTGCTCGGTCTTAGCGTTGAGCACCACCGTCGTCATATAGGCACGGATGATGTGCCGCACCGACTCCGGGTTATCCTCCTTCAACCGCGCCAGCAGGCTTTGTATCTCCTTCCAACCGGCCCGCTTCATCAAGGCCCGGGCCAGCTGAATAGCCTCAGCCGACTCCCCCGCCGACCGTAGCAGCTTGCGGGCGTCATCAACGGTGGCACTAGCGCACAGCGCCAGGTTGGAGATAGCCTGACGGGGGGAGCCACCAGCCGCCTCCGCACAAAGCACCAGGATGTCGCTATCGGTCTTGAATTTCTCTTCCTCCGATATAAACGACAATAGCTCTATCAGCTTGCGACTAGTCACAGGCCTCAGGTCGCAATGGACGCAACGGGTCTTAACGGTGGGTAGTATACGATTGGCCTCTGTAGTACACAGGAACCAATAGACCCAATCCGGGGGCTTCTCGAGGATCTTGAGTAGGGACTGGATGGCCGCCTTGCTCAAGGCGTGGGCCTCGTCCACGATCACAGCCTTAATAGTACCAGCACCGATAGGACGGTACATGAGCCCACTGGTGACGTTCCGCATGTCCTCTATACCGGTATTGGTGGCGGCATCTATGTCCACTAGGTCCCCAGGCAGGCAACCGAGCTCATTCGCCATTATGTAGGCCAGAGTAGTCTTACCCACACCCGATGGACCGGTGAATAGGAACGCTCGCGCCAATCCCTTCTTAAGGGCAAGCTGGAGCGCCTGCACCACGGCATCATGACCCACAACCGCGTCGAAGCGGGTCGGTCGGTACTTATCAATTAATGCAGTCATTTCCAGGTATCCGATGAGAAGGTTCCGAACTCTTTCATATCCAGCCAGTTATCACCGATGCTCATTTCAGCGGTAATGGGTACGTTCACCCAACGAAACGGCACGCGTATCATAGCACCGATGATCTTTTCCGCTACATCGTCCACACGCTTCAACGGTACACTAGTGAACGTGAGATCGTCGTGTATGTTAATCTCTGGCTGGAGATCCCAGTCCCCCACCTCGCTTAACCTAGACATACCGTCTAGGACTATTTCCGCAGCTGTACCCTGAACGGGCGTGTTTATTTGCTGGTTAGGCGAGAGTGGCCCCCGGCGACGGCGGCCTGTAAGACACTCCACGTAGTTATGTTCCTGATAGAAGCCCATAAGGCTTTCTTGCCAGTCCTTGACGCCCGAGAAGACCCTCCAAAACT